AAAATAGATAATATAATAAATTTTAAATATAAAAATTATCCAGAAATGAAACCAATCAAAATAGCCACAAAGGGCAAAGGCTTTTGGGGCGCAATATTATTGTGGTCATTCGGATCAAGGCATTGGGAAATAACTAAAGATTTTACTTATTCTCTCAATGGACAAAGTTATGTAATTCCAGCTGGATTTAAATTTGACGGTGCAAGCGTACCAAAATTCTTAGGTCAGTTTTTATCGCCAGTTGGAGTATTATTAATAGGTGGACTTATTCACGATTATGGATATAAGTATCAAACACTATTAATAAATAAACATAGTAAAAAGACTATAGGTGTTAAGTCACAAAAGTGGATGGACGAAACATTTAGAGATATTAATATTGAAGTCAATGGATTCTTCTTATTGAATTATCTTGCTTATTGGGCGTTAAGAATAGGTGGATTTGTTGCATGGAATAAACACAGAAAAGTAAATGCTCAAATAGGAGATTAAATAATATTAGTAGCATATGATAGAATTGAAATGATTGAAAAATTCTTTTCGAAAAAGAATCATTAATTCCTTTACAAAAGCAGTTTTTTAATATATAATAGATATAACAATCACAAAAGATAAGAGGATAAGAGATGCAACAATTCGTTGACACAAGGAATTTTTTGTCTCAAACTAAGTTCTACGAAGGCTATTCACGTTATAAAGACGGTGAAGGCAGATATGAATCTTGGGATGAGGCAGTAGATCGTGTAATAGATATGCACGAACAACATTATATTACTAACAATAATAGATTACAACCATTTGTAGAAGAAGCTCGCTCAGCATATAAAGAACAAAGAGTTTTAGGTGCACAACGCGCTTTACAATTTGGTGGTGATCAATTAATGAAACATCAAATGAGAATGTATAACTGTACATCTTCATATGTTAACAGACCGGAATTTTTTGGCGAGGTATTTTATATCTTGTTATGCGGTGCAGGTGCAGGTTTTTCTGTACAAAATCATCATATCAAAAAATTACCAAAGATTCAAAATAGAACTAAACAAGCGAAAGGCTATATAGTTGAAGACTCAATAGAAGGTTGGGCTTCAGCATTAGACATATTAATGTCATCTTTCTTTGCAGGTGGCGGTAAATACCCAGAATACGAAGGAAGAAGAGTATATTTTGATTTATCGCAAATAAGGCCTAAAGGCTCCAAAATATCTGGTGGGTTTAAAGCACCAGGGCCAAATGGTTTACGTAAATCACTTGATAAAATAGAACATTTACTTCAAGGTATTGTATTAGATTCCAAAGAACCAATTTCAATAAAACCAATAAATGCATATGACATTACAATGCATGCAGCTGATGCAGTATTGTCAGGTGGCGTAAGAAGATCTGCCACTATTTGTCTTTTTTCGCCAGACGATGAAGAGATGATGAATGCAAAAACTGGTAATTGGTTTGTGGATAATCCACAAAGAGGCAGGTCAAATAACTCTGCAGTTATTGTAAGAGATAAGACTACCCCTGAAGAGTTTGGCAAGATTATGGAATCTGTCAAGCAATTCGGAGAACCAGGATTCGTCTTCGTTGAATCTACAGAGCATACTACAAATCCATGTGTGGAAATTGGTATGTATCCTCAGATCAATGGTAAGTCAGGTTGGCAAGGTTGTAACCTAACTGAAATTAACGGAGGGAAATGCAATACCGAGGAGGACTTTTACAAGGCATGTCGAGCAGCGTCTATCCTCGGTACCCTACAAGCTGGGTACACAGACTTTAAATTCTTAAGTAATACATCAAAAAAGATTTTTGAAAGAGAAGCTTTACTTGGAGTATCAATTACTGGTTGGATGAATAATCCAGAAATTCTTTTTGATGCAAGTATACTTGAAAAGGGTGCAAATATTGTTAAAGAAGTTAATAAAGAAGTAGCAGCTATTATTAAAATTAATCCTGCAGCTCGAACAACTTGTGTAAAGCCAAGTGGTAACGCTTCAGTATTATTACAAACTGCTTCTGGTATTCACGCTGAGCATTCACCTATGTATATTCGTAATGTACAAATGAATAAAGAATCTGAAATAACACAAGCTATTATAAAACAAAATCCTTATATGGTAGAAGAATCAGTTTGGTCTTCAACTGGTACAGATGTTGTTGTTTCATTTCCAATATTACCTAAAAAAGGTTCTATGTATAAAGATGATTTATTAGGTATTAAACACTTAGAACTTGTTAAAAAAGCTCAAAAGCATTGGGTTGAAACTGGTACTAATGAAGAACTTTGTGCTGATAAAGGTATTAGGCATAACGTATCAAATACTATCATTGTAGACGACTGGGATGATGTAGAAAAATACGTATATGAAAATCGTGGTGCCTTTGCTGGTATTTCGTTTTTGGCAATGACTGGTGATAAAGATTATAACCAAGCACCGAATACAGGTGTTATTGATGCTAAAACTATGGTTAAGAAATACGGCGATGGTGCAATCTTTGCTTCTGGTTTAGTTGTTGATGCGCTTAAAGTATATCCAAATCTATGGGATGCATGTTCAACTGCTCAAGGTTTTGGTATAGACATATCTTTAGAGTCTTCAGAAAACTCTGCTAGAAAAGATTGGATACGTAGATTTGAAAATTTCGCAGATAATTATTGTGATGGCGATCGAAAAGTATCCGAAGGTTGTTTAAAAGACGCTTATCTATTGCATAAGTGGAAAAAAATTCAATCAAACTTAAAGCAGATTGATTGGAAAGAAGATATAACAGAAAAGAAATATACTGATGTTGATACCCTCGCAGCGGCTGCATGTGCAGGCGGTGAATGTGAAATTGACTTCTAATATAATTTCTCCTTGTGTACAAGTATGCAAAGTAGAAAATAAAGTTTGTATTGGATGCGGAAGAACCACTCATGAAATAGCTGAGTGGTTCAAAGCGTCTAATAAAAGAAAGAGAGAGATCATTGAAGGATTACCAAATAGAATGTGAAGAATGTTATGAAACGTCATTCGTTGCAGTTGAAGAAAAACCATTATATTGTCCAATGTGCGGAAGAAGAGCAGAACCAGAAGAGGTTGTTAATTCTGAATAAATAACATTATGTGGTATTATAATGACAAGCTTTATGAAGCAACACCAGAAGAATTTCAAGGATTCGTTTATGAGATTACAGAACTCGATACTAACAAAAAGTATATTGGAAAGAAGAATTTCTGGAAACCTAAGACTCTCCCCATTACTAAAAAACGTAAGAGACGAGTACGAACGCGTGCAGAGTCTGACTGGAAACAGTATTACGGATCGTCCAATGAAGTATGCACACTTGTGGAAGAACGTGGAACCGACAAGTTTAAAAGAGTAATATTAAGACTCTGTAAAACAAAAGGTGACATGTCATACCATGAAGCAAAGCTTCAATTTGATAATAACGTATTATTAAGTGACGAATATTTTAATAATTTTATTGGTTGTAAGATCCATTCAAAACATTTAACATGTTAATAACAAACTTTAAAATAAGTGCATTTTTTAGTGTACATTCGCTTAAAAGTATGGTATAATATATATATTAAAATCAAAAAAGCGGAGAAGTTTATTATGGAAAACACTAAAAACAAAATCGAATATATTACTGAAATCACATTTGATAACGGAATTGATCTTGCAGGATTTGGAAAGACTGAAGAAGAATCAATCAATTCTGCTTTATCTCTATTTCCTTATACTACAAATATTCGCACTTATACTTTATCGGATCTGGCTTCATTAAAAACCTACAGGCTTCCACAACATTACACTGCTTCGGAGATGGCGTAATGTATAATATGAAAATAAAAGGTGCAACCACTGTTTTGAATAAAGAACGTATCTTTTTAGGATTAACAATGAAAGAACTGTTAATCTTCATTCAACGTAACCCATATGCATTTGGCCACAAAACAATATTAGCATATAAAATCTATAACCAGGAGGCAGCTTAATGGAAAATCCTAAATCAAATGTCATCAACTTTAAAAAGAAAGTTGATGAAAAATTCAAAGAAGAAAACGAAGTAATTTTAACTTTAGATGACGATGAGAATACTGAGTTTGTATTTGAAATGGAGATTGAAGATGAAACTCTATAACGAAGTAGAATTACTTAAATTACAATTAGCAGAAGAAACTAAAGAAAAATATGTTTTGTATAAAAGAATTAAGGAGCTTAACGAAAAACTTGAAAAGTATGAAAATAAATCTAATTAACATGTTATGTTTATTTTCCTTTACTTTTAGATAAAACTGTGGTATAATATAATTATAAAATGAAAAAAGCGGAGAATACCAAATGCAATTTAAAAAACAAATCAAAGACATCCAATTCGATAACGATGGCGTATCAGAAGCTATCGTTATGGCCTCAGCTGCTGGCTGGTATGTAGGTAAGATAGATAATTCCGAAGGTTTTATCCAACCCTACAATAGGTACAGCGAGTATTTCGCCACACCTGAGGAGGCACAAAAGGAACTAGACGTATATGCCTAGTCCTTCAGAAATACAATCAATGCTACCACTATATTTTCAACTCCTCTTTTTCGCAGTAGCTGGAGCATTGATTGTAGGCGTATTCTTTTCTATAGTTGGTTGGTTCTTTCGTAATGCAATTGTCATTATGATAATAGTTGCAATACTATTTGCCATCAACTATGGATATATTGATTTAACTAAATTATTTGGAGCTGTACAATATGACAATGCATCTATTACCAATTTATTACAATGAAAATAGTACTAAAAAGAAGAAGCCATTTCGTAAACCAGGCTGGGTCAAAGCACAAGCTGAGCATGATAAATGGTTAAAAGCTAGAGGCGTACATCCGGATCAGCTTAAGAATAAATCAAAAGACTCTGGTAATAAAGTACCAGTATATAGTAATAGTAATTCAATACCTACATCTAATTATGTCGGTCGTGTCGCAACTAAAAAAACTGCTAATCAATATACTGGTAATTATATTACAGGTATTGCTACTATGCATAAATCCAATATGGTGCCAGTCAACAAAGATACAAATGTTGTTGATTACGCCACTATGCGTAGAAACTAATTAACATGTTCATAACAAACTTCAAAATAAGTGAAATTAACTGTGTACATTTACGTAAAAGCATGGTATAATAGTACTATAAAATTAAAAAGGGAGTTTAATTTATGGCTAATTTAAATAGAATAATAGATGATCTAGAAATGTTATCAGTAGCAGAGCAAGACAAATTTGCTCAAAGACTTCTAGATAGAAATGGTGGATTAGCAGTCACACTATCTACTAAAATTAATATTGCTCATCAGGATAAGCATTATACAGATACTGAAGAAATGCAACAAGATCTCATGCAAAGAGGTTATCCTGTATGAAGAATCCAATAGCTAGATATTTAATGTGCGCATATGC